TGAGAGAATTGTTGCGATCTCATCCAAAAACTCAGTTCTGCTTGTCATAATCAAAAACCTCATCTGACTGTGTTTTGATATTGGTCATTCGGCGATGCATATTCCAACCATCAGCCCGACCCTTCCAATAACCATTCTGGAATGCGGTATCTCGGATTTCATAAATAATCCATGCAGCAAATGTCAAACCGACAATTGCCCACATGATTACAAAACCCATATCTCTTGCTTCTAGCCATGCGTTCATGTTGCTCCCTTACATATCCACAGCTTTTGTGGATGCATAAAGTATGACCTAGATCAAGGACAGGCGGTTAATTATTTTCGGCGTGTTTTATAACGATTAGATAACGCCAAGATCCTCAAATTCATCGATATGAGTATCAATCGTGCGTTCGATATAGTCTGTTTCACGCCCCATAAGACTTTCCAAGAGCTGTGAAACTGCCATCTTTGTTAATCGGGATCATTTGCACATTCATATTCTTGCCATCCCAGTCCATTATAACTATGCCCATTTGCCAGTTAGCCAAGCCTTTTGTATAAGAGGCTTTTGCCCTGTTCATAAGGTTGCCTGTTTCAACCCCGTAAAGGGGTCTGTAAGCCCCGTAGAGCCCCTCTGAGTAGGCTGACATACCTAGTCTATGGGTATGACCACAAACCACGCTCTTACCAGCCTTTTTGGCAAGATTTAGGGCAGTCTGTCCAGCGTTGGGATTCATGTTGCCTTCATCGCCATGAGCCAAGATCCAGCCCTTTTCAAATTCATAGAATGTTTTGTGGAATGTAATGCCCATAGATTCAAAATCCATAAACTTGGCATACTGCAATTCGGGAAGTGAGATCATTCCCGGAACTTTTAATAAAGTGTTATATAGGCGATCAGTATGATTACTGCGGATAATATGAGCTTCTCGGCTGTGCTCTGTGAGAGCCCAAAGGATTTCTTGAGTAGCTGTGCGGTCATCATCCAAAGTTTGTTGATAAGCCAAAGGTGTTTTTTCAGCCCAACGGCTAATGGTTTGAAAGTCGATCTCATCGCCAACGCATAAAACGCTGTCAAATCTTTCACGCTTAGCCAACTTGATGACATTCTTAACAGCTGTTTCATGGTGGTATGGAATTTGCAAATCACTTATCACTAAGTATCGCTTAATCATCATCCTCATCGTCAGTTGGATCTATGGAAGGAATGATCCCGCCATCGCCTACGATCCAATCAGGAAAAGTCTTATGCTCGGTCATTAACCAAAAGGCGTGTTCTGGTGTAAATCCTGCTTTACGAGCTGCTTTATAACATTCATGCAAAGCCATGTAATGCTGATCAATTTTGTTTAATGGCTCAGGAGTTTGGCGAACGACTCGACGATTGATCTTTTTGCGTTTGATAGGTTTTCGTGTGTTCGCCATGTGATAAGGCTAACTCTACTTAGACAGTATTCTTAGGATTTCCTCTTGGCGTGTTTCTATTCTTGCCAAACGATCAGCAAGGGAAGCACCACCATTAGGAGTTAAAGTCCAAAGCCATCCTTTAATAAGATAACGCAGACCCGTAAAGAAACCGACCAATACGGCGGTTATGCCAGCGGCGAAGCCAGCCCATTCTGCCGGTGTCATTTTTCGGAGTTGCCAATTCCAAATGCTCCTTCTTTTGGATCTAACCACTTAATAATAGGCGCAACAAATGCACCAAGCAAAACAGCATATTCAGGTCTTAGATCTCCAGCAATAGCGAGTGCAACAGTAATTCCAGATGCAGCCACAGCTCTTAAATATGACTTAATTGCTGCCTTGTGTTTTTTGCTTAGTTTCATGAATTGCCTCCTAGTAGTGAGATGTTAAAGAAATTGCCTTTTTGATTTGGGTGAAATGAAATATGAATATGCTTAGTATGAGGATTAACGCCTTTGTATCTACGCCAACGCCAGTTCAAAAGTTTGCTGGCAATATGATGATTGTGAATAACATATTTGATCCGCTTATCTGTTTTGCCAGCAATGCGTATTTGATCGGCAAGATAAGCAGATATGCCCTCAGCCTTGCCAAGATCAGCTGTAATGTCGATTGCACAAACTTCACCCGAAGGTAAAGCGTTGTGATCTGATTTTAGTTTTGAATGCCGTTCGTCTGAAATCCAACCATCGGACTTTCTAGATCTATCTGGAAAACAATCATCAATTTGCTCCCGCAATTGAACAGCTGCTTTAGATAGATAAGGTTTCATTAGGACAAAAGAAGTTTGGCTTCATCCTCAGTAATGCCTAATCGATCAAGCAATGCTGTTTTAGCTATTGCTTGCGCTGCATCTTGCTCAGCCTTCCAAACATCGTATTGCACAAAACCTGCTTCAAACTCTGCTTTAGTAATTGGCTCACAACCTAAAAATTGTATATTTTCATAATCATCGCCTGAAATAACCCAACCACCTTGAGGTAAAAGCATTCCTAATACTTCTGAACCGATCGCCATTATTTATGCTCCAATTTCTAATAAAACCATAGTGCTTGTTCCTCCGCCAGCGTGTTGCACAATAACTTGCGAAGTATTACTACCAGATCTAAATTGTGTTTTATATGTTGTTGATGATGTTGTTGCTGGTTGATCTAAATAAGAACAAGAAACAGAACCAATAAAATTATTTGCTGTTGAACTTGTATTACCAACTGTTCCACCCAAATCAATTAAATTGGTTGCACCTCTCATTAATTTAATATCTACATAAGTGTCGCTGCTTGTTTTGCCAACGCCAGCCTGATTAACTAAAACTAAAACTTTACTGCTTGCAGATGATGGAGTTATTGAAGCAGTTAATCCTGTATCAGCATAAGTGCTGGTTGTGTTTGCTGTATTTGTGCTATAACCTGCATAAACAACTTGCAACACTTTTCCACCACCACCAGCAGGTGCAGCCCACTTGAGGCCAGTTGCTTCTGCGCTATCCGCTGTTAAAATATAAGTATTCGTTCCAGCCGCTAAACGACTAAAAGTGTCTGCGCCTGTTCCAACAATTAAATCACCTTTTGCATCAATTGCTGTTGCAACTGTGTTTGTTATAACTGGAACTGGGCCTGTTCCTGATGCAACTGAAATTCCTGTTCCTGCTTGCACCTCTGTAATATCGCCAACATCATTTGCAACCCATGATGGCACTCCACCAACAACAGATAAAATTTGACCAGTCGTTCCAATTGGAAGTCTTGTGTTGGTGTTTGCTGTTGCTGAACGATATTCAATATCGCCAAGAGTTGTTGATGGGTTTAAGGCTTTTGTTGTTGTATCAACAGATGAACCAAGCGTGCGAATAGCAGCTGCGCCATCCTTAACCAGATCTGTGTCATCCGGTGTTTCCCAATTATAATTCGTTGTGTTTGCCATATTAGGCTACTGCTCCTATCGCGTTTTCCCATGTTAGTATAGCGGATAAAGTGTTCCATGCCTCTGAGGCTGATACTTGATCCCACTCAAGTGCAACCTGTGAGAATTCAATTGGACTCAGATTTATGGTTAAAAACAATTCGTTGAATCTAGTGCTCCAACGCCAGCCTTCAACATAACCCTCAAATTGTTGAGTTGGGGCTATTTGAACAGGCAAGTCTGTAATTCTCATTGGCTGACCCACAAAGATTTGAAGCAAGGCATCTCGGTCAGCATTGTCAATGGCTGAATTAGTTAATGGAAATGTAATGCTGTCAAATAAGGCTCTTGGATAGGATCTAAGGGAAATAAAACGATCAGCCACAGCTTGAGCATCGGTAGCATCATGCAAGACTGTATTTAGGGTTTCACCTCTATAACCAAAGGTTGCAATGCTAGTCAGATCGATTGCGGTTTTCTGTGATCCATAGTTGTTGCCATAATTAAGGATAATCTCATTTCGAACATCTGCACCTCTAGTCAAAACCTTTAATCCCGCACCAATAGCGGTATTGGCTGAAATCTCTGTATATCCATTATTTGCAAGATAATTCTGTCTATGAGTTGTGTCAGCGTAGGAAATGCGACCCTCATTGTCCTCATACAAAACACCAAGTGCGCTGTTAGCAATAAGGCTTGCAATGTTGTAAGTGGTGTCAGGATCAGCAGTTCGGTTTTCAAGTTCATAAACTCCTGGGCGATCGATTTCGCCAAGTCCAATATTTTCAGCATTAGCCCAAGTAGTTGTTGGATCATATCCTGACCAAGTTTCAGCTGCTGGCACTTCATTCCAATTGTTCAAGAATATCTCTGAAAGCAATTCATAGATTTGATCGCCGTCATCATCTTGAGCCAATGTGCCGTTATAAATTACTTTTGGCAGTTTAGCCAATGAACCTAATGCAAGGACAGTATAAGTAAAGGTTTCGGCAATACTGCTAGCGGTTGCAACCTCGGTTGTAATGTCTGTGATGTTGCCACCAAATAAAGTTCGATAGGTATTTGTGCTGTCCTTGACTTGTAAAGTTAATCCATCATTGACTTGCAAATTATAGTTTTCATTGTTTAAGGCAACCAATTCAATTTGCAAATAAGATGGATTGGGTTGAGAATAAATATCCTCACGACCAGCCTGATGGGCAATGTCTGAAATTGCTACATTTGTGTATTCAACTCCATTAACTGTTAATTTATATTCGGGAGTAAATACAGTCATTATCCGCCCTTGATGCCGTTGTTATACAGCTGTGGAACTGATCTTGATGCGCTGTTATTTAATACCTTTGCAACTGCTCTTGCAGCACCTTCGCTATCTACGGCTTGAACTGAAATGTTATTAACAGTTGTGCCAGCCCTTGCAGCACCTGCTGCTAGTTGAGCAGCGGTAGCAGGTTGAGCGCTAGCGACCGCAGAAGCTGCTTGACCAAATGGAGTTCCAACAGCGGTTGATGCCCCTATTGGGCTGATGTTTGGCAAAATTGGAATTGCATTATATCGAGCAATCAAAGCATTAATGGCAGCAATAGCAACATCAACAGATGTTTGAATTGCAGATATAACTCTGCCAATAATATCAACAACTCCACCTGCAATAATTCCAACAGTTTTTAATGCAGCACCTAAAGTATTAACTAAAACTGGAACAACAATTTGTGTGATAAATGTGGCAAAAGCATCAAAGGCTGCTTGGTTGTCTTTAATGGCTTGCTTGATTGGATCGAAATATGTGGCAAATTCTTGTAGCCTAGGAACAACCTGATTAATAATGAGATCAACAAATCGCTCAATAAATGGAAGTAAGCGATAACCAATTTCCTCTTTGGCTTCCTCAAATGCTTGCTTTAATCGATCAATTCTGCCTTGGAATGTTTCAGCATTTGCAGCTGCTGCACCACCATAAAGATTGCTTAATGCTTTTGTAGTTTCGGTAAAATCCATGGCTTTAGCATCGGCTTGAGTTATACCAATGCCAAGTCTTACTAATCTTGTATCTTGTCCTTCATAAGCCTTTGATAATGCTTCAACTACTGAATTAAGATCTTTGCCAGATCCCTTTGAAATATCAATTGCAAGTGTTAATAATTGTTGAGATTTAGTCGCATCCTTTGTTGATACGGACAATCTCTGGAATGATGCTCTTAAATCATTATCGGTTATGCCTGTGGCTAATTGGGTTGATCGGATATATTCCTCAGTAGCCTTAATTTGGGCATCAGTAGCCCCTGTGGCGGTGCGTAGAGCAGCAGCCAACCTTAACTGTGCCTGTTCATCCTCAATTGCTGATTTGACCCCATCAACGGCTAATTTGCCAGCATACGCAACGGCAGCAGCAGCAGCTATAGCAAATGCAGCAGCGACCTTTTTGCCGAACTCTCCAACCTTTTGACCAAAGCCTTGAATCTCATTATCTGCTTTTGCTAGACCTTTTTGAAGGTTGTCAATATCTGCAACGATTGAAAGGGTTAAAGCTCTATTACTATTCGCCGCCACTTGACCACTCCTTTACAATGTCAGAAATAATGCCTTCAAATTCTTTTATAATTTCTGGTTGAGATGCTCTAATTGCTGGATATATAAACCAACCTCTTGAACCCGGCCCTTTAGGCATCGGCCCTGACCATCTTGGAAATTGCGGATAAGTGCTAGATCCAAACTCTGCACCTGCGCCAATACCTTTACGATTGCCTTTTGCATCGTTTCGATTGTTAAATTGAGTTGTTGCACCGCCTGAAAATCTTTGGGAAGCAAAACCAAATTTCAATTCACCTTGCAATGATGACTTTTTAATTTGTCCACCATCAGCAACTCTTTGCGCTACTTTTCCCCTGCCGGCAGCAATTGCTCTAATTGCAGATAATTGTTTGCCAACTAATTCTTGAATTTTTCTTTTAGCTTCATCTTTGGCGGTATCATCCATTTTGCGAAAGACTCTAGATATTTGATTTAACTCTCGCTTAGAAAAGAAAATCGAAGGCTCGGTGCTAACTGCCATTTCTTTTCTCCAATATCTCGATCGCTGTTAAAATATCCTCTGCTTCAACCCATTCGCTCATTGGTATATGAGTGGCAATTGCCAACTCAACCAATAATCTGTTTAGGCTTCCTGCTTTGTGGCTTTTGGGTCTGCATCACCGACAATGACATCGGCTACTGTTTCCATCCAAATATCCATTGGTTTGATTGGTTTGCTTCCGGCAACTTCACGCTTATGAGCATGATAAGCCAAAAACATAAGATCCCAAATACCCAACTTGTCAGATGCTTGACCAATGGTATTTCCTGTCTGCTTTTCCCATTTTGCCCACTCAGGTGGTTGGGCAATGTAAGTTGCTTGCTCACCTGAGTTATATTCAATTGTGATTGGTAGTTTCATTTTGCTCCCGTTTTATTTTTTAACTAAAGGATTCTACTACTGCGCCTTTAGATACTGTGAATGTGAATGATACTGTCTGAGCATCAACACCTGAACCACCAGCAGTTGGAAACTCTGGTTTTACTGGAAACACAAATTGAGCTCCTGATGCAGCTGTCAATGTCATGCTGATGTCTGTATCTGGTGCAGTTTCTGCTGCTGTCCATAGAGCCTCGCAAACTGAGTTTGCCTTGCCCCAATCAGCCAACATATCCAATTGGAATGTTCCTGAAATGTTTGTGGTCTTGTAAGCCTCTCCATCCATAGTCTGATAAACCTGACGCTCATTGACTTTGGTTAGAACTGCGTTTGTCGCTTGTGCTTGAATATCTGTTCCACCTGTGAAAGATAAACCAACATCACGACCGGTAATTACGACTGTTGCCATGATTTCTCCTTATGCTGTTTGTGTGTAGTAGGTAGATACTC